GAGTACATTTCTTAATTTAACAAACGAACTACTGCGTCGATTAAACGAAGTTCCGATTGATGAGTCTAGTTTTAGTAGCGTTAAAAATGTTCAGGCACTGGCAAAAGACGCTATAAACTCTGCTATTCGTGAGGCACTTCAGGATGCACAGGAGTGGCCCTTTACTCTTATAACCTATGAGCACACTCTTTCTGCTGGTACTAATACTTATTCATTTCCTGCTGACTATTCAAAGGCAGATTGGGATACGTTTTACATTAAACAACTTTCCTCTAAAAACAACACACCACAAAAATTAGAATTAATTACATACGATCAATACATTTCTAACTTTAGATCAGCAGAAGACACGGGTGGTACAGGGGCTAGAGATACGCCTCAGTACGTGTACATGACACAGGATACAAAGTTTGGGGTTAGTCCAGTTTCGGATGCAGCTTACGTAGTTGAGTACCGTTACTGGAAATACCCTGCAGACCTTGTTTTACATGACGATGAGGCTATTATTCCTGATAGGTTTAAGCATGTAGTTATTGATGGTGCTATGATGTACATGATGTTGTTCCGGTCTAATGAGCAAAGTGCTTCTTTGCATAGTCAGAAGTTTGAAGACGGTATTAAAATGATGCGCAGACTTCTTGTTGACCAACCTGTAAATGTACGATCTACAGTTATGTATAGGTCTTCCTATAATTTAATATCAGATAAAATATAAACATGGCGGATAATCTACAAACTTTTGTTTCTGTATGTGCTGGGGGGCTAGTAACTAACGTAGACCCTTTGACGCAGAGCAATTCTTTGTCTGGTAGCGCAATACGTTTAATTAACATGGAGCCTTCTCTTGAGGGTGGATATAGACGTATAACAGGTTACGCAAATTCTTATGGTACACTTCCCGGTACAGAAAAAGTACTAGGTCTTGCCGTAAATGGCGAAATAAATCAGGGCATACTGGGGTGTAGAAAGCCCTCTTCTGGAACTAACTACTTACATTGGTACAATCATTACTACGATGTAGCTCTTGGATCAGGTGAGGGAACGGCCTTTAGTGTAAGTGAGTCTCTTACTGCGGTAGTTAGCTCAGGAGATAGTACTGCAACAGCAGTGACTGGCACTGTTATATCTAAAACCTCAAACGCTATTGTAGTAGACTTTGGTAAGTTACCCAGTTCTGTATTTGCTACAAGCAATATTATTACAGGAGTTACCTCTGCAGCAACAGGTACAGTAGCAAGCACACCTACTGTAAAAGGTTGGCAGGCTGTAACGTCAGCTGGTAGTCCTACAATGACAGGTGTTGACGTTGTACGGTTTGAAAGATACAACTGGACGGAAGAAGTACTACTCCTTACAGATGGAATTAATCCTGCCGCTAAGTATAATGGAACTAACTATGTGCAGATTACCCACGCTAACGCACCTAACAACCCTAAGTTTGCTAGTGCCTTTGCAAATCATCTTTGGTTAGCGGGTGATCCTGACGAACCTTTTAATATATACTTTTCTTCACCTAACTCTGATATAGACTTTGATCCCGGTAATGGTGCTGGCGTTATTAACATTGGTTTTACCGTAACCCAATTAAAATCTTTTCGTAACCAACTTTATGTATTTGGTCAAAACCAGATTAAAAGAATTGTTGGAGATAACTATTCTAACTTTAGCGTAGAAAATGTTACTAATGACTTGGGTTGCGTAGCGCCTGATACTGTGGTAGAATTTGGTGGTGACATTATCTTTCTTGGACCAGATGGTATTCGCCCCATTTCAGGTACTTCTAGGATTGGTGACGTTGAACTTGAAACAGTATCTCGTGAAATTCAAAAAACCTTTGAAAACTATACAGCCAACGAAGACGTAACAAAACTAAAAGCTTTGGTTATACGCCGTAAGTCTCAGTTCCGTTTATTCTTTGAAGCTAATACTTCTCTATCCCTCCTAGCAGCTATTCGTAAAAGTTCTTCTGCACAATCTACTTTTGAGTATAGTCAACTTGTAGGCATTGAAGCAACTTCCGTAGCTAGTGGTTATATAGGCCAGTTTGAATTTGTACTACATGGGAACAGTTCAGGTAAAGTATTCAAGCAAGAAGAGGGTAATTCTTTTGGTGGTGATGATGTACTAAGCGTATACCAAACACCGTTTTATTTTATGGGCGACCCAGAACTACGTAAGATATTTTATAGAGTTAAAACTTTTCTAAAGTCAGAAGGTGAAGCTACTATAGCTGTAGGCATTGAGTATAACTTTGGCGACTCTGAAATTGCTACACCTTCAAACTTTGATTTAACTACAGCGGGGGCCGCATCTTTCTTTGACGCAAGTTCTACACTGTACGATGAAACAGATATTTACGATGGAAACCCTACACCAATCCGTGTTACTAATATAAGTGGTTCAGGCGATTCTATTTCAATAGCGTACGTTACAAACGGTACAAGTCCTAGTCATACAATACAAGCAATTTCTATTTTGTATGGACTAGGTGACAGGAGATAAAAAGTGGCAGGATATACAAGACAATCTTCAGCAGATATTATTGCAACAGCTGTTGTACGTGCTAACCCGCTGAACGTAGAGTACAATGCATTGAGAGATGCATTTAATTCTAGTAGTGGACACAAGCATGATGGTACAGCAGCAGAAGGTGCCTATGTACCACTAATTGCTGACGCAGACGCACTTAATAAAGTTGCTATTAACACAGCTAACAATCGTGTTGGTGTATTTGTTGAAGTGTCTAGTGCTGCCGTAGAACAAATACGTATTCAAGACGGTGCCATTGTACCAGTTACTAACAATGATATTGATCTTGGCACAAGCTCCCTAGAGTTTAAAGATTTGTATATTGATGGTACTGCACACATAGATACGCTTGATGTAGATGCAAATGCTGGTATTATAGGAAACTTGACGGTTAGTGGTAACACTATTCTTGGTGATGCCGCAAATGATACTGTTACGATTACTGCTGACGTTGCTTCCCCCCTAATACCTTCCGCTGATGATACACATGACTTAGGTGCTGTAGGTTCTGAGTGGCGTAACCTATACGTAGATGGTACTGCTAACATAGACGCCCTTGTAGCTGACACTGCAGACATTAATGGTGGTACTGTTGATGGTGCTGTCATTGGTGGAGCTAGTGCTGCTGCTGGTACATTCACTTCTTTGAATGCTTCGGGCACAGCTACACTAGCTACAGTAGATATTAATGCGGGTAACATTGACGGTACTGTTATTGGTGCTGGTTCTGCAGCTGCTATTACAGGTACTACAATTACAGGTACATCGCTTGTAGGTGCAGTAACAGGCGATGTTACAGGTAATGCAGACACTGCTACTGCACTAGAAACAGCAAGAACTATTGGCGGTGTATCATTCAATGGTACAGCTAATATTAACTTGCCGGGTGTTAATACTGCAGGTAATCAAGACACATCCGGTACTGCAGCAGATGCAACGGTACTTGAAACTGCTCGAACAATCGGTGGTGTTTCCTTTGATGGTAGTGCCAATATTAATCTTCCCGGTGTTAATGCTGCGGGTAATCAGAGTACTTCAGGTAATGCCGCTAGTGCAACTATACTAGAGACAGCTAGAACTATTGCTGGAAACTCTTTTAACGGTAGTGCTAATATCACTATCGCTGCTACTGACTTATCTGATACAGACCAAAGTCTAGCCACAGGTGATAATGTTACGTTTGCTTCTGTCACAGGTAATCTAACAGGTAACGTAACATCTACAGGTGCTAACTCTTTTGGTTCAGTCACAGTTTCAGGTGCAGCAACCTTAAATGGCAACACCATAATTGGTAATGCTGCTACCGATACTGTTACAGTTACTGCAGATGTCGCATCTAATCTTATACCTAGTGCAGATAGCTCGTATAGTCTTGGTGATAGCTCTAACTATTGGTCGCATGGATACATTGATGCTATTACTACTACAGGAAATGTAATAGTCGGTGGTGACTTAACTGTCAATGGTACAACCACTACAGTAGCTACAACTAACATGACTGTATCGGATGCCCTAATTGAATTGGGTACAGGTACTACAGGTACTCCCGCTAATGATGCAGGTATTGTCATTGAACGTGGCGATGCAGCTAATGCCTTCATGGGCTATGACGAAAGTGCTGATAAGTTTACAGTAGGTACGGGTACATTCACAGGTGCCTCCACAGGCAACCTGAGCATCACTACAGGCACACTTGTAGCTAATGTCGAGGGTAACGTCACAGGTAATGTAACAGGCTCCTCAGGATCAACAACAGGTAACGCAGCTACAGCTACAGCATTAGCAACAGCCCGTACTATTGGTGGCGTTAGCTTTGATGGTACAGCTAATATAAACCTTCCCGGTGTTAATGCATCAGGTACACAGGATACATCTGGCAATGCAGACACCGCTACAGCACTAGCGACTGCACGTACTATCGCTGGTCAATCGTTTGACGGTACAGGTAATATCTCTATCGCTCCTACCGATCTTACTGGTGTAAACTCTACTGCCACTGAATTAAATATCATGGACGGTGATACGTCAGCTTCCGCTACTACTCTTGCAGATGCGGACAGAGTTGTAGTTAATGATGCTGGCACTATGAAACAGGTAGCACTGACAGACTTTGAGACATACTTTGAGGGTGCATTAGATACACTCAGTAATGTAACAACTGTGGGTGCTCTTAATAGCGGTAGTATTACAAGTGGCTTTGGCGATATTAATAATGGCTCAAGTGCTATCACTACAACAGGTACAGTAACATACGGTAACTTGTCCGATGGTACTATTACTATTACAGGCTTCGTAGATGAAGATAACATGGCATCTAATAGTGCTACACTTATACCTACACAACAATCTGTAGAGGCTCGTATTCAGGCTGTAAGTGCTACAGCTAATAACGTAACTGGTCTTAATGCTACAGGTACAGAGCTAAACACTGTAGCTGACTTTTCTGCTGTAAGTGTAGATACAAGCACAGCAATAGCTAGTAACGATGCCCTATTAGTATTTGACAACGGTAACGAAATAGGTTATCGTGACGTAGACTTACTTGATACGTACTTCTCAGCTACAACTAAAACACTTACCAATAAAACAATAACAAGTCCTATCCTAACAGGTATGCACCTTAACGACTCAGGGTTTACTGTTGAGGGTTCCAGTGCAGACGGTAATGAAACTACTGTAGCATTTACTAACCCTACCGCTGCTCGTACTATTACATTTACGGATGCAAGTGGTACTGTTGCTTTTACATCCGATATAAACGTAACCAACGTAACTGCTGCTGGGGCATTAATGGATAGTGAGGTTACTAACCTTGCCCAAGTAAAAGCATTCAGCTCTGCTGACTACGCTACAGCTGCACAGGGTACACTTGCAACAAATGCATTACCTAAAGCTGGTGGTGTGTTAACGGGTGCTGTCACAACTAACTCCACATTTGATGGTGTAGATATAGCTGTTAGAGATGGTATTTTAACCACCACTA